GAATGCGGGGGATGCGGAGTCGCTCCTGCACGAGTACAACGCGAAATGCCTCCCACCATGGAAGCCGAATGAGTTGGCGCATAAGCTCGATCAGGCGTCCAAGGTTCCGCACGACAAGCCGCGTGGCTGGCTTCTCGAATCGAATTCCGGCATGGGGCAGGGCGGAACTCCAGTATCACCCACCGGCAAGTTCGTGGTGCGAAAGATCCAAGCAATTCCGCAATCGGACTTTCGATTTTCAACCATAGATTTCTTAAAAGCCTGCTTCGAGCCGGATGAAGTTGTCTGCATCTGCAATGACATCGTAAGCGACGAGGAAGGTCGGACTCGACCAAACTCCAAAGGTACGTTCCTGAAGCGCGACGAATGGATTAAGAACCATTTCACGCCGCCCATCAGCGCCATGTGGAACGGTCCTGACAGCCGTGGCGCATACGTCCGCGTCAATCCGTGCTTCGATGAGAGCGGTTCTGATTCCGGCGTGGCAGCGTTCCGCCATGTGCTGGTCGAGATGGACGAGAAGACCAAGGACGAGCAATGGACGATCCTCAAGGAATCGAAGCTGCCGATGTCCGTCGTCATCGATTCCGGTGGCAAGAGCTTGCACGGCTGGGTGCGAGTTGATGCGGCGAACAAGGAGGAATGGAACGAGCGTCGTGATGTCGTCTATCGCCAGTTAGAAGCTCTTGGCATCGATCCAAAGAATAAGAACGCAAGCAGGTTCAGCCGGTTGGCCGGTGTGATGCGCGATGGCAAGGAGCAGAAGCTGTTGGCCGTCAATGTGGGTGTCGTGAACTGGGATGCGTTCACGGACTATCTGGAGTCGCAGGACATGCCTCAGGAGTTCTCGCTCGATAGCATCATCGAGTACGACCCGAAGAATGATCCTGACAATCTGATCGGCGACAGATGGTTACGTCGCGGTTCATCGCTTCTCTTCGTAGGCCAAAGTGGCTGCGGCAAAAGCTCGATGGCCGCGTATCAGGGGATGAAGTGGGCGTCCGGTGAAGCGTGGTTTGGCGTAAAGCCCGTCCGGGCGTTAAAAGTGGCTTACATCCAGGCGGAAAACGACATCGCCGATCAGCATGACGCACTCAAGGGGGCGGCTCAGATGACGTTTGGAAAGGAGAACTGGGAGCGAGGATTGCGGAGCGTTGACATGCTCTTCTTCCGCGAAACGGTTCGAACCGGAACAGACTTCGCCACAATGCTCCGCCGTCTCGTTCGCAAGACTAAGGCGGATCTGGTTTACATTGATCCACTGCTCTCCTACATGGGCGGCAATCCTGCGGACATCGAGGTCTGCGCGAACTTCACGCGGCATCTGCTCCAGCCGATTATGATGGAGACGGGCGTTGTTCTGGTGCTTGTCCATCACTTCCCCAAGCCGAAGGGCAAGGACGACAAACCGGAGAGCGTGGCAGATTTGGCCTACTCAGGATTCGGATCGTCGGATCTGACGAACTGGGCGAGAGAGGTGATTGTGATGAAAGAGGTTGGATTCAACAACCCGCGCAAGTTCATGCTCGGCATGGCGAAACGAGCTGACCGTTCCGGCATGACTGACAAGGAAGGAAAAATCACCGGATCGATTATGATCCAGCGTGGTACGGGAGGCGACATCTCATGGAACTACGCGGAGCCTGAGAAGTTTGTCGTCGATAAGGAGTCGGCTAAGAAACCCTACTCCAAAGGACGATATCCTAAGCGTTAGCCTTCTCACGCTCAGCACGGCGACGACCTTTGGCGGCTAATGACTGAAATTTTTCCTTAGAAAGTTTTTTGCGACCGATCCACGCGGCGAGAGCCTTGGGATCATCGGCCCCTTCCTTACGGAGTTCGTTGGCCAATTTACTGAACTTTGATTTCTTCTTCATGTTGGAAATGCAGTCGTTCTGATTCAATCAACGATGCACCAGTCTTCAGATAGCATATCGGTCTGTGAAGCCAGCCACGGCACACGCGATCCATTGAGGTAGGCAGGATGTAATACGGGATACTCGATGTAGACGTATGGAAGCGTCATCTTGCTGTTGGCATCTGGAGTCTGTATCCGCAGCCACATACCTTTTCCGTTCCATCCAGTACGGGCCACACGTCGCCCGAGTTTCAACGCTTCGAGAGCCTGCCCGAAGTTCAGTTCAGTAGTTTGTTCCATAAATGTGTATCACCACGCCTTACAGCTCCAATACTTGGGCGTCGTCTTATCCTTCGCACTCGCGCAGTTATGCCGCGCGCGGAAGTTCTTACGACGCTCAGGATTGTCGCGTTTGATTTCCATGTTCGGATCGCCGAACCGGACGATGACAACCTTGCCAGCCGGATTCTTAACGTACACCGCGCTCTTCTTACGCTCGCCAGGAGTGTAGAAGGGCTTGTTCAGCGTCACCTTACGCCCCTTGTAGGTATTACCTTTTTTGGAGAGGGAGGTTTTCATTAGTCGCGGCGACGAGCTTGACGTTGAGCTTCACGCATCTGGCGCTCCTCAAGTTTCTGATTCTCGTCGTGCATCTTCATCCGCTCGAATTCAAGCGTCAAAATCTTCGGCCACTGGCGAGTAAACGTGTCGAGCTGAGTTTGAGTCAGCGAATCGATTGGCTTCGAAACAGTGCTGATGTATGTGGGGTTGAGCAGGATTTTTCCAACGGTTGCAGCACCCACATTCTTGGCAATAGACATCGCAGCTTTACGCTGAGAAATGGCAAGGCCTCCAGCCCCAACGGCAGTCAAAGGTCCGCCGCCAAAATAGGTGGCAACCGTGCTTCCAACTATGAATGGCAAGACGGTCTTTTGAAGAATCGTTTCCTTGTCCGCCGTCAGATCGGAAAGCTGATCGGCAATCTTAGAAATTTTGCTGACACCGTCTTTTCCAAAAGCAGCAGTCACCATCGCGTTGTACGGACCAGGAGAAGTTCCGCCAGCGACAAGCTGCTTCATCTTAGCGGCGTCGATCATCTTTCCATCTTTCGACAAGGCGTCCTCAACGATTCTTCCTACAATGATGTTTTGGACATCACCCTGAAGCTCTGGACGACTTGCATTGATGATTTCCATGAACTTCATGGAACGGTTACGAGATGAGAGTGTGTCGGTTGATTGCTTCAGGAAATCAACGATGTCACCAGGAGTAGGTGTTGTCTCAAGCTTTCCAGACTTCAATGATCTAGCTAATGCTTGCTGAAATTCAGACTGCTTCTGAGACACCTGAGAAACGTAATCGCTCAGGTTTTTGACAAGGTCCTTGGCGTTAGGGTTGGCCAAGATTGTCTTAATCTCATCATCGTCGAGACGGATGTTCTTGTTTTCAAGAACAGCAGCCTTGAGGTCTGCAAGCCGCTTGGCGGTGTCATCTTTCTGGTTTATCAGGACTTTTTGAAGCTGCGCTTCGTTTGCCTTTATTGCTTTTTCATTGGCAGCAAGCAGTTTTTCTGAGCCTAAAATTCCGGCATCAACATCTTTGATGAGTTGATCCTGTTGCTTCTTAAGTTCTTTAGAATTTGCCGTCAGTTCAGCCTGCTCATCGATGAGCGATTTGTAGGTTTTAGCGACATCCTGAATCTCTGCGATGCTCGGGAAGAATTCGTTGGCAACTTCCTTTGAGAGCTTTCCACGCGCACCCTTCGCTTCAATCAGCGTGTTGAGGAAGTCAGTCGGCTTTTCACCGCGAATCTGGTTGTAAATGTAATCCGAAAGGATCGGCTTAACCTCGGAAGTCCAGCGTTCACCCGCCATGTCCTTGAGTGCAGACATAGCTGTGCCACCTCTTGCTCCAATCAAAGAGGATACCATTTCAGGCGCACCACCAGCTTCCCCGATTTCCCTTAGGATTTTGTTAACGTAAGTACCTTTGAACCGACTAACGCCTTCTGCATATCGCTTGTTCTGAGCTTCAAGCGCCTTTTTTACGTCGGGATAATTATCAAAAGCCTCTGTAATCTGATCGTTAATTCTGTTTAGTTTTTTCCAATCTTCAAAATAACCTTTTTGAACGGCAGCGTTAAAATCAAACAACCTAAAAATTTGCGAGCGAATTTGCCGCAAATCCTCAAGTGTGTATTTTACCATTTCCGGCTTTTCAGCCGTTCCTTCATTTATCTCGACAACGATTTTCTTTAAGTCTGGTCTGATTTTATCAAATCCAGCCTTTTGTTCTTTATCAAACTTTTTTGCTTCCTCTCTTCCAATATCTCCAACTTCGGTTCCAGCCTCGAATGCCGAAATTGGTTTCCCAGCAGGAAAACGAGAATCAAAACCTTCTTCGATCTGTTGGATCTGCCTGGTTTTCTCGGCAATCTGATTGGTAAGCTGTTCTCTTTCAGCCTGGTTGGTTGTGGGAAGGTTGTTCTTCTGAACCGTCAAATCTCGAATCTGATTTTTAATATTTTGAGATTCAAGCTGAAGCTCACCTTCAGCGCGTCGAGCAAGTCCGACCAACTCGGAATTTTTGGAATTGAGAAACTGATCGACATTGTTCTTGGCCTGTTCTGTCAGCTCATCCGATTTTCTGACGATTACATCGACCAGATTTGGGTCAACATCGGGCTTTCCAGAAACCTGCTTTAGCTCCTCAACAATTGCTTGAGTAAGCTCGTCTCCAGAAAGTCCAGAGCGCCTTCCATTGACAACAGATTCACCGATAAACTGTTTTATGCGGTCATTCCAGTTCTGGACAGCCTCAGCGCCAGTGCCTGAAAACTCTGGCGAGTACAGAGTGCTGGCCAACTGATCGGACAATGCAGGGTCGATTCCTGCACCTCCACCAAGACGCTTTTGAATCTCAGTAGTCCGTTCTGCAAGGAATTGCTGCGTGAATGGACGCTGGAATTCTCCAGCAATTTTGGACGCACTTAACCGTCCTTTGGCTGCTGCCGACAAAGCTCGTCCACCAGTCGAAATTGACGGATAAAGAAGTCCTCCAACAATGGCATTCTGGATTACATCGCCGCCAGTAATCTCTCCGCCCATTGCTTCGATGCCAGACTTGACGAGCGAAGTTCCGGCTCCAGCTCCAAACTCTTTGGCGACTTGCTTGCCAAGCGAAGATTGCTGAGCAACGCCAGTTTCTGCGGTCGTAAGGAACGATTTGAGTCCTGGTGCAGCAGCTTTTTTGGAAAGAGAAACACCGGGGACAAGTTCAGCAGCAGCCTCAGAAACGCTGAAATTATCAGGCGAAACCATTTGGCCAACGATGTTTGCAATCGCTGGGTATGCCATTTCACCGGCAATGACCTGTCCTCCAGGAAAGAACTGAGCGGCTAATGGGCCACCATATTTAATTGCACCGCCAAGAACTTTTCTTCCGCGTTTGTTCTCGTAGTCTACAAGGAATTGTCGCTCTCTGTCGGTAAAGTCTTCGTCCTCAAGAGGCTCGTAGTTTCCAGCAACATACTTCTGAAATTTACGCGCGCTGTCAGGACCAAGGTAAAAATCAGCCTGTTGAACCAGCGGATCTTGAGATTGAAATCGTTGCTGGCCGACTTTAGCGGACTGCTGAACAGCTTGATTCAAGGCCACTGGAGAACCAGCATCGAGCA